TGCAGTCCGGCATGAGCGAGAAATTAACCTACCATCTGGCGCAATACGGAAGTGATTTGATGGCACTTCGCGGCATCCCCAAAGAATTGCTCCCCAACGCAATCAAGGCCATTGAGTCTTTCATTGCCAAAGGTGGCCAAGAGCAAGAAACGCCCCGCATCACACGAGCACAACCTCCAATTTCCCCACCCGGCAATACGGCAAAGACAGACAGGTCTTTAGGTTCGTACACGCAGGAGGAAATTGAGGATATGCCACAATCTGAGTTTGATCGACGATTCGGAAAATAACCGCCACTATGGGATAACAAAGCTCCTTTAGTGGTTTTCAAAATAACCAACTAAAGGAGTCTTCCTATGTCTAACCAAGTACCCATTCAAACAATCATCGCCAAGCGTATGCTGGGTCGTTTGCAGAACAAGCTGCCAATGACTACCTACGCTAATAAAGACTTTCAGGACGACCTGAAAGACTCCGAGCGCCGCGCAGGTGGTATTATCAACATTAACAAGCCACCTATGTTTGATATTCGTAATGGCGAAGTTATGGAAGTGCAAAACACCATTATCCCATCTATCAGCACTCAGCTTGTCATTAAGGGTGTTGACGTTTCTGCATCCCAGCTTGATTTGCAGATTACCTATGATGCTGTGCAGAGTGGCATGATTGACGGCGTTTTGGATGGCGCAGCAGCCCGATTGGCGGCGGAGATTGAAGCTGATGGCTTTGCTCTTGCGCTCAAGGTCGCAAACGTAGTCGGCACACCCGGCACCGCAATCACCGACCCTAGCGTTATTGCAACGGCTGGTGCGCTCATTACATCTAATGGCGGCATGATTGGTAGCGGCAACCGCATTGGCTTGCTGAACAGCTTCCAAAACGCTGGCTTTGCAACGGGCGTTAAAACCTACTTCAATCCGGTTAATACGGTGGGTAAGGCATATGCTGATGGCTTGCTGGGTAACGGCTATGGCTTCGACCTTTATGACGAACCTGTAGCTGGTACGTTTACCTCCGGCACTTACGGCGGTACTCCCCTTACTAACGGCGCAAACCAATCAGGCAACACGCTCGTTACTAATGGATGGACTGCAACCAGCACTACGCTGAATACTGGTGACACCTTCACCATCGCCGGCATGTTTAACCGCAACCCACAAACCCAGCTTTCCACAGGTGCGTTGAAAAACTTTGTTGTGGCTACTAAAACCGTTACGGATGGCTCTGGCAATTCTACCATCACAATTGGTGAAGATGGCATTATCCTTACCGGCCCGCGTCGGAACGTTATTGCCGCTGACGGCACTACTAACTTTGCTGATGACTTGGCAATCACCGTAACCTCCGGCGCTTCCAACACCACATCTAAGCAGTCGTTGGTGTATGACAAAAACGCCTTCACCTTTGCTATGGTTCCGCTTGCTAAAGTTCCTAGTGGCATGGGCGTAATGTCTACGGTTGTTAAGGACAAAATGAGCGGTTTGTCTATCAGCATGAAGGAATTTTATGACGGCAAGACCAATCAACGCATGGTTCGTTTTGACGTTCTTTATGCTTGGCTGGAAACCTATCCACAAATCGCAACCCGCATCTTGGGTTAATCGCTAACATTAAGGAGAATATTTTATGGCTATTTCCACAGCAACTATTAAGACCTCGCTTATGCGGAATAATGCAAATCCGCTACCTGATACCGTACGGCAGCTCTTCAACGTGACCACCATTGCGGCGGCGGGCACTGTGATTGGTGATGCAACCGCTATCGGCAATGATAAACCGTTTGTGCTTATCAGTAACAACACGGCTGCAAATGGGGTTCTTCTGCCTACCGCTGCTTATATTGGGCAGGTTATCACCATTTACCCGCAGCTCGTTACCAATGCTCCGAAGGTATGGCCTCCCGTTGGCGGCACTATCAATTCGGGTAGTGTATCGGCTTCGGTGGCCTCTACGGCTCGTAAGGCGATTCAGTACGTCGCTATTGACGCTACTGGTCTTACCTGGGTCACAATCGGATTATAGGAGTTATTATGGCTAAGCATAAAGAGCATAAAGAAGTGGTGCATGAAGAAGTGGTGCTTGCCGTCGATGTTAAGAAGATTTCCGAAGCTGAATTTGAGCGCCGGACAAAACTTGATGTTAGCGACTCGCAATACATGAACCCTTCGCTTGACCATAAGGCGTAAACAATGGCATATACCGCCCTTAATCTGATAACCGATGTGTTACTAGACATGGGCGTTATTGCCGACCAAGAAACCCCCACCGCAGCACAAAGCGGTGGGGCATTGGTTAAGCTCAACGACCTGATAGACTCGTGGAATATTGACGCATCGAAGCTGTACGGCGCGACCCAATATGTCCTTCCTTTGGTGGCAAATCAGGGCGTTTATACCATAGGACCGGGCGGCAATTTGAATGTCCCGCGCCCTAATGGGTTTTCCTCGGTTGCCATTCGGGATAATTCTGCATCCCCAGCAAATAGATTCGATTACCCCATATCAATGCTAACCAATCAGCAATGGGCTGACTTGCCGAACAAATCCATTACAGGCACTTTCCCTTATGCTGTGTGGTTCAACCAAGCCAATCCGCTTGTAAGCGTGTATATGTCGCCTATCCCCACAGGAAGCCAGTACAGCTTGGTGTTTTGGGATAATAACGATATTGGCCAATTGGCGCTTAGTACCGTCATGGCGCTCGCTCCCGGTTATAATCGGGCATTGAAATATGCGCTATTTATTGAGCTGGCCAGCAGTTACCAGTTACAAATTCCCACCACCATAGCGAACCTTGCCATGACCTCGAAAATGGGAATTGATAAGCAGAATTTACAGATTAATGAACTGAAAACAACCTCTCGTGGCTGGTATGATATTGTAAGCAACCTTGAAAGGCACTGGTAATGGAAGCTGGTGTTGTAGGTGGAAGTTCGCAACAGGCATCATTGCCTTTTAACGCTGAACGCACCGTTAATATGTATGCTGTACTTGACCAGCGCGGCAAAAAACCTGCCTCTTTATATGCACGTCCCGGCAATCAACTTTTTGCAACGGCGGGTGCTGGTGCTGGACGTGGCGGGTTCACAGCTACCAACGCCCGCGCCTTCATGGTGTCCGGCTCTGAGCTTTACGAGTTGCTTGCAAATGGCATAGCAACCCTGCGCGGGAGTGTGCTAACCAGTTCTGGCAACCTTACATTTGCAGAAAATGGCTTTCAGATGGCGGTTTGTGATGGGAAGGACTTGTACATCTTCAAATATTCCGACAATACGTTTCAGCGCGTTGTAAGTGTTAATTTACCAACATCCGCCACGGTTGCATTTTTGGGCGGTTATTTCATAGTAAACCGTTCCCCCAATAGCGGCATATTCCAGATTTCCGCACCTTATGATGGCTTAAGCTGGGCGGCATTGGATTTTGCAACGGCAGAGTCAAGCCCCGATAACCTAGTGCGCGTAATTACCGTTGGTGGGCAGCTTTGGCTATTTGGCGATATATCCATCGAAATTTACAGCAATACCGGAGCGGCAGCATTTCCATTCCAGCGGCTAAACAGCGCGGCGAATCTATCTGTTGGTACAGCCTCGGCCTATTCAGTCTTGGAGTTGGATAACAGCGTATACTGGGTTGGCAAAGATACCAAGGGCTCTGGCATCGTTTATAAGGCGGATGGCTTTTCTCCCCAGCGCATATCAACCGAGGCGATAGAGTTGCGTATTCAGGCCGCACCACGCATTGCTGATTTAATCGTGATGACGTATCAGGACGCTGGCCATACGTTTTATATCATTACAGGCGGCGGGATGGAAACGGCGCTGGTGTATGATATTTCTACCAAGCTATGGGTGGAGTGGGCGTATTTGAACAATTCAGGCAATTATGAATTACCTTTAACTAATTACCTGCTTTATGCTTTCGGTAAAACGCTTGCCCTCGATAGGGTCAGCGGCAAAATCTACCATCAAAGCGCGGCTTATTACTCTGATGATGGCGCGGAAATAGCGCGTGACCGGATTTTCACCCACATTTTCGACAATGGCAATCCGTTCGTGATTAAGAACCTTGTGCTTAATTTTGAAACGGGCGTGGGCAACGTATCCATCCCCGACCCCAAAGTGATGCTGTATCTGTCTAATGATGGCGCGCGAACCTTTTACACCTATTACGAGTCGGCTATCGGCAAAATAGGCAAATTTCTATCCCGCGTGGTGTTCTGGCGCTTGGGTAGGCATCGCCAATGTACTTTCAGGGTGCGCGTTACGGATGCGGTTAAGGTGGTGATTACGGGAGGCCAGTTCAATGCCTAAGATTTCCGAAGCTCCCATTGCAGAAAAGCTGGCGGATAACCAAGGCAAGGCGCGTCCTGCATGGGTAGAATTCTATGCAGACCTGACAAGGGGCGATGTTGGAACATCATGGAAACCGACTATTGCTAATTTAACTACGGTAGGCACTCCCACAATCAGCGGCGTATTTTACCAGAACGCTGGATTTGCGGACTTTGCTGCTAAAATCGTTCCGGCAACTAGTACATCCTCGGTTTTTAACTCGACCACCATTCTTTTGCCGTTCAACGTCACGGCAGATACTGGATGTTTTGTGGTATATGGCAGCACTATATTTGCCGGAATAATTAACGCATCAACTAAACAAGTTTTTCTGCCCACATGGACAGGCATTACAACGCCTGTAACTATAACGGGTAGGGTAAAGAATTAGGCTGCCATTAGTGGTGGTTTTATGTAATATATACATGGGGAGATTAAGATGGATAATCCAGAGCAAGACATGATGCAAGATAACGCGGAAGACGCAGGACGCGGCACTGATAGTGTCATGGCGCATATGTCGCTTGGTGAGGTGGTAATCCCCCGCGCGTTCCTAGATGACCCGCAAGTGCTGCAAATGCTGCAACAGTTGTTTGAGCAGGGCGGCGCTGACATGGCGCAATATACCGTTGGGGATAAGGCTAATAGCATTAACCCTGAAACGGGCTACCCTGAGTTTTGGTTTAAAAAGAAATTTAAGAGATTTGCAAAAAAAGCCGCCCCGTTTACCCCGTTACTCGCGGCCATTCCCGGCATTGGGATTCCGCTCGCGGCAGCCATATCAGCAGCCACAAACGTAGCGGCTGGCAATGGCGTTAAAGGCGCTGCCGCTGGTGCGTTGGGCGCGGCTACACTGGGCGGCGGCGGCTCTCTATTGGGTGGTGCATTAGGCATAGGCCAAACGGCTGGCAGCGCTCGGCTTGGCGGAGCTTCTGGTGGGCTTGCAGGAGGGGCTAAGGGCGCAGTGCTTGGCGCGGCGGCGGCTGGATTAGCCCCTAATCTTGGCGATATTGGCAG